CCGGCCCGGGCTGCGCGCTGGCGTGCCCATGCGCAGGCCGTGGCCGCTGCGCTGGAGCGCGAGGCCTGGGACGGCGCCTGGTACCGGCGCGCCACCTTCGACGATGGCATCTGGCTGGGCACCCGAGATGCCGAGGAATGCCGCATCGATTCGATCGCACAATCCTGGTCCGTGCTGTCCGGCGCGGCCGATCCCGTCCGCGCCCAGGCAGCGATGGATTCACTGCGTGCGCATCTGCTGGTACGTGAGCCGGGTCTGGCATTGCTCTTCACCCCGCCTTTCAAACACACATCGCGCGACCCCGGTTACATCCTGGGCTACCCGCCTGGTTTTCGCGAGAACGGCGGCCAGTACAGCCACGCGGCCATGTGGGCCATCCTGGCGTTCACGCAATTGCGCGCCGACCCGCAAGCGGGCGCGCATGCCCATGCGCTGTTCGCGCTGGTCAATCCCATCAACCATGCACGCACGCCGCAGCAGGTGGAGCGCTATCGAGTGGAGCCCTACGTGGTGGCGGCCGACGTGTACTCGGTGTCGCCGCATGAAGGGCGGGGCGGCTGGACCTGGTACACCGGTGCCGCCGGCTGGATGTACCGCGCCGGCATAGAAGGGATATTGGGGATTTGCCGCGAAGGCGAGGTGCTGGTCCTCGATCCGTGCATCCCGGCCGAGTGGCCCAGTTTCGAGGCCCGGGTGGTCCTTGGCGTGGCGCGCTACGCCATTCAGGTTCGATCGCCGGGGGGGCGATGCGCTGGTATCTCGTCGGCCGTGTTGGACGGCGTGGCGCTGGTCTGCGAAGGCGGCGCTCTGCGCGTGCCGCTCACGCCGGGCGAGCATCGTTTGGAAGTCACGTTGTGAAGCAACGCGTTCACAAACCAAGCGCGGGTCCGGATAACTTCCTTCTCTGGCGTATCGTGCGGGACTGATGTATCAGTTGCTGATCGCGGCCTAGGAAGACGCTTGGCTACTCGCCGGTTCAAGATGAAAAGTCCTCGAGAATCAAGGGCTTGGAGCGTTTTGGCGGAGACTGTGGGGGCAAAGACATAAGTGCTGGCGCGGCTTCCAGGCCGTGTTATGTCGTTTGTAGGCCATCCCGTAGGCCAAGAATACGTTCCACCTAGCGCAGCCTTACTAAAGTTTCTGTGGGGCAAGCGTTCCTTGTTTTCTGAAGAACCTGGCGCGTAGCTTCATTGCTTCTTTCACGAAAGAGTCGGTGAGAACCCAGGCTATTTCCGCAACCACAACAGGGCCCGCGAGCAGGCCAACAACTGAGGCTTGTAGCTTTCCTGTCGAAGCAACGAGCAACACCATGAAGAAGAAGGCTGCGAACAGACCCAAAAAGAGCATGAAGTAAGCGTTGGCCCTGCTAATGGCATAGGCCATCTCGACTGCATCTAACCTGACGCGTTGGATTTTTCTTAGTGAGCGAGCTCGGCTTCCTCGCGCGAGATCCCGTAGCCAGGGTTTCCAGTTACGGATCACTTTGTTCAGGAAGACTGCAAAGAGCGCGGAAAAAACAATAGTGAACCACCATTCAGGGTTACCCAGGCTCTTCAGAATTGTTTCCATGATGTTGTTTTCCCTCCTTTAGATTGTTCTGAAAACATACCAGAAAGCGCCAGGGTTCTTGATGCTTTGGTGCAGCGCTGCGGCCATTTCTTCAACATGTATTTCCCGCAATGCTGCGTAGCTGCTGCTAGTTCTGCCTTCGCCGGCAAAGCCTCCCTGAGTCAGTGGCCGTGGAAGGCCGACCAACTCGTAATTCGTCCCTTCGCTGCTTTGCTCAAGGCTGCGGACTGTAAAACGCTGAGGTACTTATCAGTAAATCTCGACAAATCCCGACACTAAAAGTGCGTCGATAACCGTTTGCAAGGCCGCGCCAGGTTTGGGTGGCGGCCTGATCGACACCCTCGACAAATTCAACGCACGAAGCGGGCAGGCGTGGCGGGGTCTCGACGGCGCGCCGCGGGGTGAGATGGAGGGCTCGGCAGCGTTGTCGTGGGGCGACAAGGCGGGCGACGATGGATTCCCTTGTGCGGAATCAATAAGGGGTCGCTACACTGCGATGCTTCTCGTTACGTTTTGACTATCGTCACATCCGTGGCTTCGCGCCGCAGTCTGAAGAGGTCACTAGCTTCCCATTCGGAGATCGACCATGCGTCTGCGCCGCTTCCCTCTACTGGCCTTGCTTGCCGCTTCTGCCTTAACTGCTTGTGGTGGCGGCGGTGGGGGCGACACCTCGGGGGGCGGTACGCCACCCAGCGACTACGTCAAGGTGGGAGGCCAGCTGTCGGGCCTGGGCGCGGGCAAGGTAGTCACCATCGGTGATGCCAGCGGGCCTAAGGCCAGCTTCAGCGCCAACGGCTTCTACAGCGTGCTGGTTCCCAAGGGCAGCGCCTACGCGCTGCGTGTCCTCACCCAGCCAGAGCGCCAGACCTGTGCCTTCACCAGCAGCGCCCAAGGCACGGCCAATGCCGATGTGACGGACATTGCGGTGGCTTGCCAGGACGATGCGGTGGACCCCAACGCCCGCCATGTGGGCGGCAGCTTGACCGGGCTGGACCAGGGCAAGACCGTCGTGCTGCAACTGCAGGCCGGTGCTGCCTCCTATGAAACGCAGGTGGGCTCCGATGGCCGCTTCCTCTTTACCGTGCCTATCTCTGGGCCGTACACGGTTTCGGTACGCAGCCAGCCCACGGGCCAGATCTGCACCGTCATCGATGGGCAGGGCTCCGTGGTGCCAGGTGGTCAACCCGCGGACGTGCGAGTCAGCTGCGGCGCCAGCGCCTTCAAGATCGGCGGCACGGTGACCGGCAGCGCGGGCAGCATCGTGGTGCAGAACTCCTCCACGCGCGAGGTCGTTCGGGTGGTCGGCAATGGCAGCTTCGTGTTCCCGCAGCCCATCGTAGCCAACTCGTCTTACGCGATCACCGTGCCAGCGGCAGTGACCGATGGCACTGGCACCATGAGCTGCACGGTGGTCAATGGAACGGGTACCGCTGTGAGCGACGTGCACGTGGCGATCACGTGCACCGCCACTGGGCCCGTCACGCCGCCAGTGCAACCGGTCGTCATCCCTGCCATCCCCAGCGGCCTCACCATGGGCTACGACGTGAAGGCCTTCAAGCTCAGCTGGGCGGCCGTCACGGCGCCTGCAGGCGGTGGTGCCGTCACCTACAACGTGTTTGAAGACGCAGACGGTCCTGGCCCAGCGGCCGGCACCCAGGTTGGCACCGGCATCACAGCCACAAACTACACCCAATTGGTGAATGGCCTATTGCACACCCGGCTGAACGCGAACTACAGCGTGCAGGCCTGCAACACGGCGGGCTGCAGCCCGCAGGCCACGCCGGTGGCGGTCAACGTGAACCAGGCCATTGGGTACTTCAAGGCAAGCAATACGGTTAACAGCGGTGGATTTGGGAACGCGGTGGCACTGTCGGGGGACGGCCGCACGCTGGCCGTAGGTGCTTACGCGGAAGACAGCAACGCCACAGGTATCGGTGGTGACCAAGCGAACAGCAACGCCTTCAACTCAGGAGCCGTATATGTCTTCACGCATGTCGGAGGCGTGTGGAGTCAGCAGGCCTATGTGAAGGCGAGTAACACGGAAGGTACTGATATGTTTGGCTATTCGGTGGCACTGTCCGGCGATGGCAGTACGCTTGCGGTGTCGGCCGACGGGGAAAGCAGCAACGCCACGGGCATCAACGGTAACCAAGCGGACAACAGTGCCGTTAGCGCCGGCGCTGTGTATGTGTTCACGCGCAGCGCAGGGGTGTGGAGCCAGCAGGCCTATGTCAAGGCCAGCAACACGGATGCTGATGATCACTTCGGCTTGGCAGTCGCGCTTTCGGGCGATGGCAACACGCTCGCGGTTGGGGCCTTTGGAGAAGACAGCAACGCCACGGGCATCAACGGTAACCAGGCGGACAACAGTGCCGCTGGCGCCGGGGCTGTGTATGTGTTCACGCGCAGCGCAGGGGTATGGAGCCAGCAGGCCTATGTCAAGGCCAGCAATGCGGCTGGAGGTGACGATTTCGGCCTTAGCGTAGCCCTGTCATTCGATGGCAGCACCCTCGCGGTTGGGGCCTTTGGAGAAGACAGCAACGCCACGGGCATCAACGGTAACCAAGCGGACAACAGTGCCGCTGGCGCCGGGGCTGTGTATGTGTTCACGCGCAGCGCAGGGGTGTGGAGCCAGCAAGCCTATGTGAAGGCTAGCAATGCGGATGGCGGTGACCGATTCGGCTATAGGGTAGGTTTGTCAGTCGATGGCAGCACCCTCGCGGTGGTGGCCATTGGGGAGCGCAGCAACGCCACGGGCATCAATGGCAACCAAGCCGACAACAGTATCGTTAACGCTGGCGCGGCGTATGTGTTCGCCCGTAGCGGCGGCGTATGGAGTCAACAAGCCTACATAAAGGCCAGCAATACCGGCAATGGCGGCGAGTATGGGAATTCTATGGCGCTATCCGCCGATGGCAGCACGCTCGCGGTAGGGTCAGGCCTTGAACGCAGTAACGCCTTAGGCATCAATGGCGATCAGACCAACAGCAGTGCTCCCTTGTCTGGGGCTGTGTATGTCTACACGCGCAGCGGCAGCACCTGGACTCAGCAGGCCTATGTGAAGGCTAGCAACACGGACGCCAATGATTTGTTTGGTTATTCAGTAGCGCTGTCCGCCGATGGAGGCTTGCTCGCGGTGGGCGCAACCTTGGAAAGCAGCAGTGCCACCGGAATCAATGGTGATCAGACTGACAACGGCGTGACCAGAGGTGCCGTTTACATATATTGATTCGCCTGTAGTTCGATCGGCGTGGTTTGTTGGCGGATGATGACTATGCGCTTCTGCTGCTCGACGCCTGCTCCGCAGAATCCTCTAGGCTGTAGGGCTTGAAGCTGCAGGCCGCCACGCCGGCCCAGGTGTTGATGGCATGGGCCATGGTGGCCTGCAGCGGGGCGATCTCGTTGCGGGCGAACACCTTGGCCGCCTTCTCGACGTCACCGAAGCCGCCCACGTTGTTGGGCAGCATGCCCATGAGCTGGGGCGGAACGCGGTGGGCGGCCAGCACATCGTCGCGGCTTACGTTCTTGATGTTCAGGAATTCATCCTTGGCCGCCACCTCGCTGATGGGGATGAGCTGGATCCCGTCCTTCTTCCCGTTCGGCGCGTAATAGAACAGGTTTTTGAAGTTGCCCATGCCCTTGGCCTTAGTCAGCTGCTCGCGCATCTTGTCCACGTCGCCCTGCTGCTGCGCCGGGTCGGTCACATACAGGATGAAGCCGGCGTGGCTCCCGTTGTTGTAGTACCGGCGGCGGAACAGCGTGGCCGATTCGTTCAGCAGTGCCGACTGCAGAGTGCCCAGGTACGGCGGCAGGCCGTAGATTTCTTGATGGATGTCTTGCTCGCGCAGCTGGAACACCTCGCCCTGTGGGAATTCGTGCGGGCTCTGCAGATCGGTGACGAAGAAGAAGCGCCCCGGCTCCACGCCCCGGCGCGTGTACTTGCCCAGCGTGTGGCGCAGCTCCAGCAGTTCGCCCAGGCGGTTGTGCCGCCGCTCCAGATAGCCGTTGCCCAGCACCATGAAGTCCAGCGCCATGCCTCGGAACGCCTCGGCGCTGAGCCACTGCGACGGCACGAACGTGCTGGCCAGGATGTTGACCTTGAAGCGCAGGGCCGATTCATGGTGCGCACCCACGCGCAGCAGCCGGGCCAGCGCGGCCAAGCTCACGGGCGGCTCGTACCAGTCGCCCGCCTCCATGCATTCGGCGTACTCCAGCAGTGCAGACCGTCACCAATCACCGGCTCGGGCTCTCCCAGGTCGAACGTGAACGACTGGCTATCGGACGATGTGGTGGGGGTGATGGCGCTGGGCGTGGCCGGCGCTGCAGCGTTGGGTGCGAAATGCGCCCGAGCGGGCGTGCGGCGTGTGCGTTGGGTCATAGTCAGTCGGAGAAAACGAGAAAGGAAGTGCCCTGGGGTGTGGCCATGTCGGTGCCGGTCTCCAGGGGCTCATTGCTGAGCGCGTTCATGCACGCCCAAGCCAGGTCCGAGTGGCCGGTCTCCTGGCTGCGGCCGGCGGCATAGGTCACGTTCCGGCCGCTGGCTGTCAGCTCGCGTTTGATGGCCATGAAGCTGGTGGCCAGATCCTTGTTGCCGGCGTCAAACTCCAGCCGGCCGGCCTTGATGACCTGTTGCGCTTTGAGCACCAGCATGGTCTTGCTCTCCACGCTGTAGTTGATGCCCTTGGCTGCGGGAAAGAACTTCTGCACCAGCTGATACACACCCTGGCCGATGCCGGTGGTGTCCACCGTGATGGCCGCCACGTTGTAGCGCTCGGTGATGGCCTTGATGGCTTTGGCCTGGGCCTCGAAGTCCATCCCCCTGAACTGCTCTGTGTGCAGCACGCGCAGCGGGCCGCCGGGGCGCGAGGGCGGGGCCACCACCACCAGGCCGGCGGAATCGCCCGTGTGGCTCGGGTCATAGCCCACCCACACCGGCATGCGGCCGAAGGGGCGCTGGCTGAACGGTTTGAAGTCCTTCCAGACCTCCCAGCTGTCCACCATGCAGCCCTGCAGCATGGCCAGCGGGAACACCGAGAACGAATCATCGACAAACCCGCACATCAGCAGGTTCGCGAACTCGGCGTCGGAATACTCCAGCCGCAGCTCGTCAAGGTCGAACAGATCGCAGCCGCCATTCAGTGCGTCGATGATCGTGACGATGTTGCGCCACACGCGATCCTCGCCCGTGAAGCCGCTGCCGCCCAGGCGGGCGGGCGTCAGATCCAGATCGATCTTGTCTTTCTTCTTGAGGCGCGCACCGCTCCAGAACGCATAGGCCGCGTGCTGGATGCTGCTGGGCGTGCTGAAGTAGGTTTTGCGCCACTTCTTGTGCATGGCCATGCCGCTGGCCACCTTGTTCAGGCGCTCAAAGTCTTGCGTCCAGAAGAACTCATCGAAGTAGAAATTGCCGTGATAGCCCTGGGCTGTGCGCGCGTTGCTGCCCAGGAAGTAGAGCGTGGCGCCATTGGCCAGAATGATCGGGTCGCCCTTCAGCTCCACGCCCGTCACCTCGTGCACGAAGGCGCAGATGTACTGCTTGAAGATGTGCGCCTGGGCCTTGCTGGCAGACAGGAAGATCTGATTACGGCCGGTCTCCAGGGCATCGATCAACGCTTCGCGGGCAAAGTACCACGTGGCGCCGATCTGCCGGCTTTTGAGAATGGCCCGCGTGCGCTGCTGGCTGCTCTGCCACCAGCCCAGCTGGTACTTGAACAGCGAATCGAGGAACGCGCTCTTTAGCTGCTCGATCTGCTCTTCGGTGAGGAAGTTCTTGCCGCGGGACTTCTTCGGCGCGGCGTTGCGCGCCTCGATGTTGGGATTGAGATCGGCCTCGCGCCCGGTCTTCTCGTACTTGCCAATGCGCGCCAGGCGCTCCAGCTGCCGGCCCAGCAGATCGATCTCCTTGAAGTCGCCGCCGGTCTTCACGTCCTTGGCGATCAGCGTGGACATGCGCGCTTCCAGTGCGAACTCCACGCGCTGCGCGGCCGGTGTGTCCGTCCACTTCTCGGCTTTGCACCAGCCGTGCAGCGTGCCGCGGGGCACGTTCAGGTGCTCGGCAATGTGAGAGAGCTTCCAGCCCATCCAGAACAGCGCGCGGGCCTCGCGCCGTACACCTGCGCCGCCGTCCACCGGGCTGGCGTCACCTGCGGGCAGTGCATCGAGCGGTAACGCCTTGGCGCGCTGGGTGAGGGTCTTCTGAGCGGCGCTGCCCGTGTTGCGCACGGCGCTGGCCCGGCGTTTGGGCCGGGGCGCGGTGGTGGGTTTCGTGGCGGCTTTGCTGGTCATGGGTTGCCAGTGTCTGCCGCGCGCGCGCGGAAATCGACCGCGCAAAAGTGTGATTCGTGCAGCCACAGCGCGCGCCAATTGCGGCCCCGCGGCCCGCTGCGGAACATAGGCGGTAGATCAACTCACCGCACGAAAGCAGCACCATGCCATCCAAGTTTTTCCGCGTAGCCACCGAAGGGGCCACCACCGACGGCCGCGAAATTCAGCGCAGCTGGATCGAGCAGATGGCCAAGAACTTCAGCCGCGAAAAGTACGGTGCGCGGGTGTGGCTGGAGCATTACCGCGGCGTCCTGGCCGATAGCTCCTTCGCTGCGCTGGGCGACGTGTTGGCCATCGAGTCGCGCACGGTTGAAGACGGCAAGCTGGCGCTGTTCGCGCAGATCGAGGCGCTGCCTGCGCTGCTCGCGATGAACAAGGCCAAGCAGAAGATCTACACCAGCATCGAGGTGGATCCCAACTTCGCCAAGACGGGCGAGGCGTACCTCACCGGCCTGGCCGTCACCGACACACCGGCCAGCCTGGGCACCGAAGTGCTCAAGTTCGCGGCCGGCAATCCCGATGCCAGCCCATTCAAGGGCAAGAAACACAGCGAGGGCGCCCTGTTCTCCGCCGCTGTGGAAATCGAAGACATGGGCCTGGACGGCGATGCGGAAACCATCGCGTCGGGCCTCATCAAGAAATTCAACGACGTGTTGAACGACTTGCGCGGCATCACCGCTCCCAAGCACACACCAGAAAAACCCGACGCCTTTTCTGTCAAGACGCTGGAAGTGCTGGGCGCGGCTGATGCCGCCATTCAACAACAGGCCAGAGACCAGGCCGCAGCAGCCATTGCGCACGCCAAGCTGCAGAGCGACTTCGCCACGCTGCAGACCGATTTCAAGGCCCTGGCCGAGAAGCTGAGCAAGCAGGACGGCGACAACACCACCCGCCCCGAAGCCACCGGCACCGAAGGCGCCGCCAAGGCCGATTGCTGAGCCGCAGCGCCTGCGCAACACGCACCACCACCGCAACCATCACACGCAAGGGACATCATCCATGAAGAACACCACCCGCCAGCTGTTCAACGGCTACCTGCAAGACCAGGCCAAGCTCAACGGCGTTGAGAGCGTGGGCTCCAAGTACAACGTGGCGCCCACGATCCAGCAGAAGCTGGAGACCCGCATTCAGGAGAGCAGCGCCTTCCTGCAGTCCATCAACATCGTGCCCGTGGATGAATTGCAGGGCGCCAAGCTGGGCCTCGGCACGGACGGCCCGGTGGCCAGCCGCACGGACACGACGAAGAATGATCGCGTGACCCGTGACGCCTCCAATCTGGAAGGCCGTGGCTACGAGTGCGTGCAGACGAACTACGACACGCACATCCGCTACAACAAGCTGGACATGTGGGCGAAGTTCAAGGACTTCCAGCTGCGCATCGCGCGCGCCATCCAGCAGCAGTGCGCGCTCGATCGCATCATGATCGGCTTCAACGGTGTGAGCGTCGCGGCCGACACCGACCGCACGGCGAACCCGCTGCTGCAGGATGTGAATATCGGCTGGCTGCAGAAACTGCGCGTTGAAGCGCCGAGCCGCGTCATCAAGGAAGGCAAGGCAGCAGGCAAGGTGCAGATTGGTGCCACGGGCGACTACAAGACCCTCGACGGTCTCGTGTACGACGCGCACAAGTCGCTGCTGGAACCCTGGCACGCCCAGGCCGGCGATCTGGTAGCCATCGTGGGCCGCGGCCTCATGCACGACAAGCTGTTCCCGCTGGTCGATGGCCAGGGCGCCCCCACGGAAATGCTGGCCGCCGACATCGTGCGCAGCCAGATGCGCCTGGGCGGCCTGGGGGCCATCACCGTGCCGTTCATCCCTGATGGTGCAGTGCTCGTTACCAGCCTGGACAACCTGTCCATCTACTTCCAAGAGGGTGGCCGCCGTCGCCACGTTCTGGACAACCCCAAGCGCGACCGGATCGAGACCTACGAGAGCAGCAATGACGCATTCGTGATCGAAGACCTGGGCAAGGCCTGCCTGATCGAGAACATCGAAATCGTTTAACGCAACCAGCCTGCAGCAAATAGCGGCTCTAAAAAAAGGAGCCGCTATTTGTCGGCCCGCGGCTCACCACAGGACACCACGCCATGCGTCAAACACTCGCACAGCGCCACCGCATGCACCACCTCGCCCTGGCGCAGGCGGCGTTGACGGCCACGGCAGACGTGCACGGCCACACCGTTGGCACTGCCTACGAACTGCAGCTGGCCCAGATGCACCAGCACCGCCTGCGCCTCAAGGATCTGCAGAGCGTTGAGAAGAAGATCGAGGCCAAGCGCGCCATGCTGCCCGAGTACGACGCCTACGTGGACGGCGTGCTGCAGGCCCGCCCCGGCACGCAGGACGATGTGATTTCCACCGTGCTGGTCTGGCACATCGACGCCGGCAACTACGCCCGCGCGCTGGAGATCGCCGCCTACGCGCTGGAATCCGGCATCAAGCCGCCCGACCACTACAACCGCGACCTGCCCACCATCGTGCAGGACGAAGTGGCCGAAGCCATCCTGGCCGGCAAGCTCAAGGGCCAGCCCGCGCTGCAGATTGCGGCGCAGGCCATGGCGCTGACTGAGACGGCCGACACCCCCGACCAGGCCAAGAGCAAGCTGTTCAAGGCGGCGGGCTGGGCCATCCTGGGCAAGACCGGCAGCAGCGACGTGGACATGAACAGCCGCACGCTCAAGGCGTGCATGGAAGCCCTGCCGCTGCTGCACCGTGCCATGGAGCTGGATAGCCGGGCCGGCGTGAAAAAAGACATCGAGCGGCTGGAACGCCGGCTATCCCGCAAGGAATAGCCCGCGCCCACCGCTGTAAACCGAGCGAACCCCGCACCGTGGCGGCCCCTGGGCCAAGACTGCGAAAGCACATCGACGGCCCAGGGCCACCGCCACACCTCACATCATGAGCTTCGTCACCACCGCCGCCAATCCCACGCCCGCGCAAGAACCCAAGGTCGATAACGATCCCTGGTTCCCCGAGGTCACGCCCCAGGATGTGCGCGACGCCTGCCTGCTCGATGGCACGGTGACGGTGCACCGCCTGCGCGTGGCGCTGCTAGATGCTTTCGACACCGTCAACACCGAGCTGGCCAGCTACCGCGACGCATGCGAAGCCCAGGGCCACACCCGCCTGGCCGATGTGCCGGCCCGTAAGCTCGGCGGCATGTCGGTGCAGGTGTTCCGGTACCGGCGGGCGGTGTTCGCTTGCGTGCAGGCCCTGGTGGCCGAGGCAAACCGCGACATCGACACCACGCCGCACAGCGACGGCAAGGAAGGCCGCATCCGCGAAAAGATTGAAGCCAAGATCGATGAGCACCGCCGCTCCATGCGCTGGGCCATCACCGACCTGCTGGGCGTGAGCCGCAGCACCATCGAGCTGATCTGATGCAGGTGCGAACGATTCAGGGCGACACGGTGGACGCGCTTTGCTGGCGTCACCTCGGCACCACGCAGGGTGTGGTCGAGCGCGCCCTGGAACTCAATCCCGGCCTGGCGCAGCGCGGCCCGATCCTGCCGGCCGGCGTGCTAATCGAACTGCCCGACGCTCCCACCACCACCACCCGCCCCGCAGTGAACCTGTGGGACTGAGCAACCATGGACCGCGAAACCATTGTGAAAACCGTAGTCATCGAAGGCGTCAAGGCCACGCCGCCCGTCGCGGCGCTGGCAATCAACGCTGCCAAGGGCTGGACGATGACGGACGTGGCTGCAGCCGTCACCATTGCCTACGTGCTGCTGCAGGCCGCATACCTGCTGTGGAAATGGCGCAATGAGCGGGCTGACCGTCGCGCCCGCAAGGCACAGGAGGTGCAGCCATGACACAGCGTGTCCCTGCCAAGGTGATCCCTATCGGCCTGGCCATCATCGCCGCGTGGATCGGTGTGGAGGGCTTCAGCCCGTCGCCCATCATCCCGGTGCAGGGCGACGTGCCCACCATCGGCCACGGCGCCACCCAGTACGAAGACGGCACGCGCGTGACGATGGCTGACCCGCCCATCACCCGCGCCCGAGCCCGCGAGCTGGCAGTGAACCTGCTGGAACAGCAGTACGGCCAGTGCGTGCGCGACTCGCTGGGCGACACGCTCATGCACCCAGAAGGCGAATTCAATCCGTCCGTGGACTTCGCCGGGCAGTTCGGCTGCGGGGCCTGGCGCACCAGCAGCATGCGCGCTGACTTCATGGCAGGCCGGCGCGTGAAGGCGTGCCAGGGCTTCCTGGCGTACAAATTCATGACCTCGCCCAAGCCGCTGCCGGGCTTCACCGCCTACCAATGGAACGCGGCCGGCCGGGCCACGCGCTGGCGCTACGACTGCAGCACGCCAGGGAACAAGGTGTGCAGGGGCGTGTGGACGCGGCAGCTCAAGCGCAGCGCCGACTGCATGGCGGTGCAGTGATGCTCACCCAGCTCAAGGCCCACGCCTGGCAGCTGGCCGCCCTCGGCCTTGCTGCGCTGCTGCTGTGGGAGAACCTGCAGCGTCATGCGGCCGAGCTGGACGCCGCCAACACCCGCACCACTCTGGCCACCGAACGCGAGGCCGGCAAGACAGCCGCCCTCACGCTGTCCGAAACCTACCGTACCCGCGAACAGGAGAACAACCGTGCACGCGACAAGATCACAAGCCAGGCGGCGCTGGATGCCGAGGCTGCAAACCGTCGCGCTGATCGCGCTGCCGATGCTCTGCGCGGCGTGCGCACCGAGCTTGCAGATTACCTCACCGCCCACCGTGCCCGCGCCCAGGCTGCAGCCGCTGCCGGCCAGTGCGCGGCAGACCCCGCCGCCCTCGATCTGCTTGCCGACCTGTACCGACGCGCAGACGACAGAGCGGGAGAACTCGCGCAAATCGCTGACGATGCCCGCAGCCGCGGCGGAACCTGCGAAGCCATCCACGACGCCGACCGGCGAACCTTGAACGGGGAAGGCAGCGATGCTCAAGCCCGGTAGCCTGCGCGATCACCTCACCGCGGCCATTCCCCAGCTCAAGACCGATCCGTCCAAGCTGTCCATCCTCATCAAGGCGGGCGTGCTGAGCAGTCGCCTCACCACCTCGCTGGCGTTTGAGTACAACTACACGCTGCAGGTGTTGATCCTGGAATACAGCGGCCACCCTGATGCGGTGATGGTGCCGTTGTTGATCTGGCTGCGCGAGCACCAGCCCGACCTGCTGGACAACCCCGACCGCCAGACCAAGGCCGTTCGGTTCGATGCCGACTTCCTCACCGCCACAACGGTGGATCTCGCCATCGAGATCGACCTCACCGAAAACGTGCTGACGCGGCCTCGCCCTGGTGTCGAGGGCGGGCTCGATGTGATCCACAAGGCCGAGCCGCTGCACCCTTCGCTGCAGCCGTTCTCTGAGGAATGGTCTCTGTGGTTCCGCGACGAACTGCTGGCACGGTGGAATCACGACCCGAGGCCATGACGCATGGACGATCTGCAGCGCCTGGAGGATTGGGCCGCGCCATTGCTGGAGCGCATGAGCGCTACCGAGCGCCGCGGCCTGGCCCGCACCATTGCCCGCGACCTGCGCCGCGAGAATGCTGCCAACATGCGCGCGCAGCGTGGCCCGGATGGCGCCGCCTGGGCGCCTCGCAAGAACAAGCTGCGCGACGAACGTGGGCGCGTGCGGCGCAAAGCGCAGGAACAGGCCATGTTCGTGAAGCTGCGCAGCGCCAAGCACCTGCGCACGACGGCTACCGCCACCGAGGCCGCCGTAGGATTTCTGGGGCGGGCCGAGCGCATCGCACGGGTGCACCATGAAGGGCTGCGCGACCGCGTGCAGCCGGATGGACCGCAGTATCAGTACCTGGCCCGGCCGATGCTGGCCATCACCGACCAGCAGGCGGAGCGCGTGCGCGCGCTCATCCTCGATCACCTAAACCGCGATCTGTAATTGGCGCGCCCACAGCGCACGCCAAGTGCATTTCCGTGCGCGCGCGGGCACCATCAAATGCATGGAATCGCCCATCACGCAACCCGAATCCCCGCTGGAAATCCTGCGCCGCCTGGAGAACCTTGTGCGGCTCGGAACCATCGCGGAAGTGCGGCATGCCAAGCCCGCCCGGGTGCGCGTGAAGACCGGCGAACTGCTCACCACCTGGGTGCCGTGGATCGACCAGCGCGCAGGTGAGACCACCCACTGGAGCCCGCCCACGGTGGGCGAGCAATGCGTGTTGCTGTCCCCAGGTGGCGACCTCACCCAGGCCGTGGCCCTCATGGGCGTATTCAGCGACCGCCACCCGCAGAACAGCGAGCACCCCAAGGAAGTGCGCACCACGTATGCCAACGGCGACACGATGGTGCACAACAGCGAGAGCGGTTCGTTTGAGCTGCGCTGCACCGGCCCTGTAACCATCATCGGCGAGCGGATCGACCTCAACCCATGAGCGCCACCGCCTGCCATCACCATCCCGGCATGCAGTGCGTGCTGCAGTTCGAGCCCATCGCGCTGCGTCTGCCGGGCCAGTTCGTGGCCATGCTGCCCTACCAGCCCGAGGACATCACCGTCACCCAGCACGGCGACCACTGCACCGTCATGGGCCGGTACGGATTTGAGCTGTTCAGCGGCAATGAATTCGTGGTCACGGTGGACGGCCAGCCGCGCACGTTCATCCGCTTTGAAGACATCCCCGAGCGCATCGGTGCCGTGCTGCGCTTCCAGCCCGGCACCGTCGAACATGAAATCGACTTCACGGTGCGCACCACCGAGGCAGAACACACGCACCGCGTGCACTGCGAGCCCTCGGGCTGGGTGCAGCGCCTGCAGGCCCTGGTGGCCCGCGAGAAAGGGGCCGCATGCCCGCAGTAACCCGCGTGGGAGACGCCGACGTGAGCCACTGCAGCGCCATGACGCGCGCCGAAGGCTCGCCCAACGTGTTCGCCAATGGGCGCCCCGTCTCGCGCCAGGGCGACCACAACACCGGCCACCTGATGCCGCCCAATCCCTGCCGGGGCCACACCGCCGCCATCGTGATCGGTAGCCGCACGGTGTTCGCCAACGGGCGCGGCATCGGCCGGGTGGGCGACGCCACCTGCACCGCCGTGGCCGAAGGCTCGCCCAACGTCTTTGCGGGAGGCTGACATGCCAGGCATGAACATCCTCACCGGCCGCCCGCTGGCAGACATCGAGCACCTGAGCCAGTCCATTGCGGACATCCTCACCACGCCGCTGGGCACGCGCCTGGAGCGGCGCACCTACGGCAGCTTGTTGCCCGAACTCATCGACCACCCGGACAACGGCACCACCCGCGTGCGCATGTATGCCGCAGTGGGCACGGCGCTGATGCGCTGGGAACCGCGCGTGCGCCTGTCGCGCGTCGCCCTCACCAGCGGCCCGCAGCCTGGCCAGGCCACGCTGGACCTGCAGGCGGAATACCTGCCCACCCGCCAGACCATCGGGCTGCAGCTGGCCCTGCAACTGAGGGCGTCCGTATGACCATGATTGACCTGAGCACCGTTGCACCGCCCCAGGTGGTCGAGGCGCTGGACTTTGAAGCCATCTTCGCGCAGCTGAAGGCCGAGATGCTGGCCCGCCTGCCGGGCGTGTCCGACGTGCTGGAGCTGGAAAGCGAACCCCTCACCAAGCTGCTGCAGGTGGCCGCCTACCGCGAGGTGCTGCTACGCCAGCGCGTGAACGAGGCCGCCCGCTCCATCATGCTGGCCTACGCCGTGGGCTCCGACCTCGACCAGATCGGCGCCAACTTCGACACCGTGCGCCTGCCGGGTGAGACGGATGCGCGTTTCCGCTTGCGCATCCAGCAGGCTTACAACCGCCTGGCCGCCGCCGGCCCGGCCAGTGCCTATCGCCAGCATGCGCTGGCCGTGAGCGCCGACATTGCCGACGTGGACGTGTTCAGCGAAGCCGCCGGGCGCGTCACCGTCACCGTCCTGGCGCGCGAACTGGTCAAGAAAGAAGACGCGGCGCCCGAGGCCGCCACCGTGGGCGCCGTGCTGTTCGGCGCGGCACCGCAGCCCACGCACGTCTACGTCATGCAGGGCAACGACGGCGCGCTGCTGCGGGCCGTGCTGGCCGCGCTCAATGCCGAGGACGTGCGCCCGCTTACCGACCATGTGGTGGTGCGCGCCCCGGCCGTCACGCTGTTCACCGTGCGCGCCGTGCTGGAAATCCTGCCCGGCCCCGATGCCGCCGCCGTGCTGGCCCGTCGCTCGGCCGCGCTGCAGACCTACCTCAAAGCCTGCCAGGTGCAGCGCACCGACGTGACCCGCGCCGGTATTACTGCCGCGCTGATGGAGTCGGGCGTGAAAGACGTGCGCCTGGAACTGCCCGCCACCAATGTGGCCGCCGGCCAGGGCGAGCTGGCCGTGTGCACCGCCACCACGCTGACGCATGAGGTGGTCAATGCTTGACCGCGCCGCCATGCTCTTGCCGCCGAACCGCTCGCCGCTGGAGTCGGCCGTGGTCGATGCCCTGCACACCCTGGAGCATCCCGAACGCACGCTGTCCACGCTCTACGACCCCGGCGCCATCGCCGCGCCGCTGCTGCCCTGGCTCGCCTGGGGGCAGGACGTGCTGGCCTGGCCGCGCGAAGCCGACGAGACCCAGCGCCGGCAGCTCACCGCCCGCTCCTGGCACCTGCACCGCCGCATGGGCACGCTGTCGGGCCTGCGCGAGCTGGCCGCCGTCTTCGGTGGCTCCATCACCAAGGCCATCACCCCACCGGCCAAGCTCTACGCCGCGCCCGCCCTCACGGTGGCCGAGCGCAATGCGTTCGTGGCCCGCTACCCGCAGCTGCGCATCTACCGCCACCGCGTCGAAGGCCGGCGCCTGGGCGCGATGCTGCACGGTGCATTCCTGGGCGCCGCTTACCCGGCCGTCAGCGATGCCGTGCTGCGCGTGCTGCCCCGTGTGTACCGCTGGAACGCGGGTCATGAGGTGGAACTGACCGCCGTAGAGCGCACCACCACCAGCGCCACGGGCGAGGCCGTCACCGTCACCGAAGTGCGCGAGGGCGGCCAGGCCGGCCACCTGGCATTCGTGGGCGGTCGCCCCCGCTTCCTTGCCACCAGCAACGCCGGCCAGCGCATGTACCGCCTTCGCCTCACCCAGGACTACACGGCCTCGCGCGATGCTGTGCACCGCACGCTGGCCCAGCCGGGCCTGGAACCCATCGATATGCGGTTCGATGACATCGCCCAGGCCGGCCACGCGGCGGGCGTGTTCGCGGGGTGCGTTCTGCGCGGTGCGCTACGCAAGAGCACGGCACGCGATCGGCTCTACCAGCGGCTGTACCTGTTCGACCCCGCCGTGTCGGTGCTCGCCCGCACGGCCGGCCTGCACTTGAACCAGGGCCGCCTGGGCATGCCCGCCCACCACGCCGAGATTGACCTGCGCGTGCGCGGGAAGGTGAGCCCCAAGGCCGCCGGCCGCTTTGTGCAGGGCCACCTCATCGCCACGCCGCAGGCGGTGCTGGCCAAGTGCCTGGAGTCCATGCGCGCCGTGGCCAGGGCATCGGACCGCATCGCCATCAATACCACTGTCAGCCGTCAATCGACGGCCGGCGAACAGCACTTCGCGGGCGCCATCGTGGCCGGCGAGTGGACCCAAAACTAGGAGCCCATCCATGGAAAAGCAAGTCATCTACCGCGACCGGCAAGAGCTGCAGAGCGCCGACCTCAACAACGCCCAGGCCTACGCCGCCGCCAGCCTGCAGCACCTGCGCCAGGACGCGGTGTCCGCCGGGCTGCACTTCACGGGCGGCCTGGTGTCGGCCAAGAGCGCCACCGAAGTGGAAGTGGCCGCGCTGCGCTTCTACAACGACGGCCGGGTGTACGTGGCCGAGCAGTCCCAGCTCTTGAGCCTGTTCCAGTACCTGCCCCTGGTCACGCGCAAGTGCGTGGCCGTGGTGCTGTGGGGCCAGGAAACCGAAACCCTGGTGGAGCCGCGCGACTTCCTCACCGACCTGACCACGGGCGCCACCCAGCCGCAGGCCGTGCCGCTGCAGCTGCTCAACTTCTGCAACGTCAATCTGCTGCCCGGCTCCGAATCGGTGGACCCGCAGCCGCCCGTGATCCAGACCAACACCCTGGCCATTGCCCTGGTGTACCTGACCCCCACCGGCATCGACCGCGTGGAAATGCAGGAGCGCGTGCGCCTGCCGCAGCTGCGCGCCACCGAGGCGCGGGTGTTCGAGCTGGAAGCCTGGCGCACCCAGGCCGAGCCGCGCATTGCGTCCATCGCCACCGACCTGTCGGCCCTGGCCTCCAAGACCACCGACCTGGCCAGCCGCTCCACGGTGGTGGAGCTGGCCAACGACGTGGCCCGCATGAAATCCAAGCTGAACCTGCCCACCAGCTACGCCAGCTATGACGCGGACTACTTCGGTGACCTGACAAAGACCGACGAAGTGGCCGGCGGCTACACCGCGCAGATCAACAACGGGCTGCTGTTCCCCCTGGCCGCCAAGGCCCAGGCCGCGCTGGCGCTGTTCAACCCCTACGACGCGGCCATCAAGCGCAGCGCAACGGATCTCATCCTGCCGGCCTACACATCGGTGGCGCGCATCCAGACCACGGGCTATGCCGGTGACATTTCGGTGAGCCAGTACCAGGTGCAAACGCAGGTCATGCGCCAGTACACGACGACCGTGTGGGACTACCACTATGGCTACAACTGGAACTATTACGGCGGCTGGTACAACAGCTGGTACTGGAACTATTACGGCGTGAACTACAGCTGGAGCAGCTATTACGGCTACTACACCAGCCGCACCGAAACGCACTACCAGCTCGATACCGTCACCACCAGCTACAACGGCGCGCTGATCGGCCAGTCCATGCTGGTGGCCAATGCGATGTGGCTCACGCAGGTGGGCCTGCAGTTCACGCAGATCGGCGCGTCCGGCGACGTGGTGGTGGCCATCACCGAGACGGACGGCGGCAAGCCCGACCTGCAGAAGACCGTCACCCGCGTGACGGTGGCCCGCGCCGACCTTAAGAAATACCCCACCGAGACCACCATTGCCGTGCCGCCCGTGCTGCTGGAGGCCGGCAAGCGCTATGCGCTGGTGCTCATCACGCAGGGCGACCACCGCGTGGCCACGGTGTCGGGCAACAACTACACGCAGGGGACGCTGTTCTTTGGCACCGATGGCGACTACTTCACGGGCGACCTCACCAAGGATTTGATGTTCACGCTGTACGCCGCGCAGTTCCTGCAGCCGCGCGTCGAAGTGCAGCTCAACCCCGTGAGCCTGGCCGGCGGCATCACCGACCTGTCCATCAGCGCGCCGCAGATCGTGCCCAAGGGTTGCGAGCTGTCCTATGAAATCCAAGTCGGTGGTCGCTGGTTCAAGCTGGGCGACCCCGACAACCGCTTGGCCGGCGCCCCCGACATCGTGCCGCTGCGCGCTGTGCTCGTGGGCACCAGCGACCTCGCGCCCGCCTTCCAGCTCACCGGCCAGGCGTTCACCGCCAGCCGCGCCGCCACGGCCATGACGCATTGGTCGAAGGCCCGCACGCTGGTGGCGCCCACCAACAGCGTGCAGGTGCAGGTGGTGGTGGCGCAGTGGGATGACGCACACCACGCGCTGGCCTGCACCTTGAAGGTGGGTAATGACCAAATCACGCCCGCCACGACGGTGACGCGCATCGAGCCGGACGGCCAGGCCCGCCGCATCACCTTCACCTTTGCCCTCAACGCCGCCACGGCGTACCAGATTCGTCTGGTGGGCTCCCGCGCCGCCGGCTCTGCCCCGTTCGTGGTGGTCGAGCGCACCGACATCGCCAACTGAAAGCCATAGCCATGCCCATTCCCAAGAAGATCGACAACGAACAGCAATACCGCGTGCAGCTCAAGGAGCGCGTGGAGCTGTTCGGCCAGACGCTGTACCCCGGCCACGACGTGGTGCTGCGTGGCGACGTGCTCAAGACCGTGGCCGACAAGGTGGACCATGCCGAGCCGGTTTGACGCCTACCGCATGAAGGATGGCGGCACGCCGCTGTCCGAACGGTTCTTCAACCCGGTGTTCCGTGACATCGATCTGCGCATTGCCGCTATAGAGGAACTGCGCATCGCCTGGGAAGAAGTCGTGCGCACCGTCACCGACTTAGGGCTGGTGCGCATCAATGAAGTGCTGGCCCCCGCGTTCACCGCGATGCAGGCGAACCTCGACCAGGCCGACCAGCAGCTGGCCGTGATCGAGGGCCACCGCGATGCAGCCATCCGCGCCGTGGCGGGCCTGGAGCTGGCCATTGCCACCTACCAGGGCAACGCCGCCGCCGACATCGCCGCCTGGAAGGCCGACCTGCTGGCCTCCCTGGTGCCGTGGAAGGCCACGGTAATGGCCGACCTCGAAGCCTGGAAGCTCACCGTGGAAGCCTGGAAGGCCGATCTGCAAAGCAGCTACCTGCAGAACGTGGCCAAGCCCAGCGCTGTGTCGATCACCTATGACGGCCAGGGCCGCCCGCAGACCATCAGCGAAGTGGTGGCCGGCCATCCGCGAGAGTCGGCCGTGAGCTTCAACGGCGACGGCACGCCCGCCCGCATGGTCACGACGTACCAGGGCCTCAAGCGCACCGAGGACTACCACTACAACGCCGCCGGCCTCATGGTGGGCCTGACGGCAACCGAGGGCACGGCATGAGCACGTTTGACCCGCTCACCTATTCGATGGCCCGCGAGGCCAAGCTGCCGGCCGGCGCCTTGCTGCCCAGCATGTCCGCAGACCCCGCGCAGGTGGGCTCCGGCTGGGCGCACCTCGACGGTTCGCTGGTGTCGCGCACGCAGTACCCGAACGCCCGCCATGTGCTGGGCGACGTGCGATTCTTCGACGGCACGCCTGTGGACACGGACATTCAGCTGCCGGCGCCCGGCAGTGCGACCGTGGGCGGAACGCAGGCCAAGATTGCGATGGTAGGCAACACCTTGCTGATGGTTCCCGCTTTGAGCCACGCCGCCGCCACGCCCGGCAACACCCTGCGCGTGTGGCGGTCCACCAATGGCGGCGAGGCGTGGAATTTCACCGACATCGTGGCCGCCGGCGCGGGCGGAACGACGGTGAACTGCGAGCTGCTGGAGTGGTTCGGCGCGGGCCGCCTGCTGATGGTGGTGCGGGTGTGGAACTCCAGCACCAACACCTTTTTCTTCGGCTCGACGGTCTCCACCGACCTGGGCGGCAACTGGACGCCCCTGGTCAACATCAACGGCGGCTGGAACATTCAGAGCCTGCATGCATCGTCCGATGCGCAGGTGGTGACATCCGGGCAGGGCTACTACTACCTGGCCGGAATTCGCATGACGGGAAACCCTGTCGGCGACCTTTGGGCCATCCACCCGGCCACGGGCGCGATGAAGACCACCCAGGCCGGCGGCGACACCAGCGGCGGCGGCAACTGCGAACTGCTCGGCGGGCGCGTAACGGCGGCCGGCAGCAGCGAGGTGCTGCTGGCCCGCACCATCAGCGGCGTGCTGGTGGCCGCGCGCTTCACCTTTGACGGCAACGCCTTCGCGCCAGCGGCCAGCGGCGTGGCCTACAACTCGGCCTACTTCCGCAAGGCCCGCATATGCCTGGTGCGCGGCGGGGACGGCAACGACTATGTGAGCGTGACGGGAACGCCCACGGTCTACCGCATGCCGGCCAACTGGACGGGCACGCCCGTGGCGGTGCATGCCGGTCTGGCCGACGCCGCCGGCCGGCTGCTCACCAACACGCTGAGCAATCCGCTCACGGGCCTGGGCTTCGACCTGGCCACGGGCCTGGAAACGCGGGTGCCAGGCTACAACGCAGGCGCCAACAACATCGGCGCGCAGTACGGCATCACCGCCAAGGCGTGGACGCTGGCCGATGGCATCACGGACCGCAACCCATCCACCGACCGGCATTTCATGCAGGTGGGGGCACAGGCCGGCTCCTTTGCCGTGCGCAGCCTGCGCTGCGCCAGCAACTTCATGGGCGCTTTCGCAGGGACTGCGGATGCTGCGCGGTTCTCCACCTACACCACCACGCCCATGGCCCGCTTCTACGACGTGGCCACGGGGGTGTTGAAAGCGTTTTCGCTGGTGGCCCGTGCCGGTACTTACGACCTGCGCGTGTCCACCTACGCCGCTGCCCAGGACTACACCAACTACCTGCACCTGCCGTACCTGCCCGGCCTGGTGTGCCGCTTGCGCTGAGAGGACCACACATGCTCACCCTGTTCCACATCGGCGCCGCTGGCTATTGGAGCGGCGCCACCTGCCAGGCCGCCGACGATGCCGTGGTGCCCTCGGGCTGGACGGCACGCGCCGTGCCCGACCTGCAGCCCGGCGAGTTCGCGCAGCTCACGGCCGAAGGCTGGCAGATCACCACCACGCCGCCGCCCGTGGCGGTGGTGGCAGCGCCCGAGCAGTTGTCCGAGTTGGTGGTGACGGCCATCGAGGCCGACGCCGAGCACGCCGCCGCCACCCAAGTGCGCAGCCTGTCGGACGTGACATGCCCCTGGGCGCGGTGCTGCACATGCGCGCCGAGCTGCG